TGAATCTTAACAGAGCTTGCGTAGTGCTATCAACCAAATCGTCATGTTCCATATTAGGAAACCCAGCAAATTGCTCAATTACTTCTTCTGCCCATCTAGTAGATGGAGCATAAACAACACCTGAAGCAAACAAATCAGACACCGCATTAACTCTTGATATTTTATCATTTCCACGACTAGGAGTATATTCTTGCACTAAAATACCCATTGCCCTTAATTCAAAGATTAATGGTAGACCTGCAGCTTTAGACTCTACAATGCAAGCATCAGGCGAATAAGCTCTATACTTCTCCAAAGCCATCTTCTTCAAGTCAGGGAACTCTAAACGCTCCTGGTAGGCATCTAATAAGATAACATTAGGTGCAACCATTCCATCATCGTCTTCTTTATAAAAAACTCCCCAAGTAGTACAAGCAGAAAAGTCAGCACGCTGATTTTTTAAAAAAGCTGTGTCCCATGATTGAATAACAAATTCACAGTTAGGGGGTTCTCTACCTTCCCATACTTGCCACCAGTCTCTTTTGACTAATGCACCTTCTTCAGAAGTAGGGTCTTGTTGATATTGAGCCATCCATTTACTATTTGGTAGCTCGGCTTTCAAAGCCTGTAATTCTTCTAGCTTCCAGAACTCAGCCCACAAAGGGTTTCCAGAAGGCATTATTGCAGGAAGCTCTATCACTTCCCATTGGTCAGAACCGCCACGCTTTACACTTGCGTCAACTACTTGACCTGTTAAATCTTTATTGTGCCATCTTGTCATCACCACAACGATTGCACCATTAGGTTGTAAACGCTGTCTTGGACCAGATGTGTACCATTCATAGGTACGATTAAAAACATTGATGTCTGAACTTGCACCTTCTTGTTCTGAATGGGGGTCATCAATAATTAGAAGGTCAGCACCTTTACCAGTAACCGCACCACCTACACCAATCGCAAAGTAATCTCCGCCCTGGTTGGTATTCCAACGACCAGCAGCTTTACTATCTGATTGCAAACTGACATCAGGAAATATTCTTTTATAGTCTGGACTATTAACTAAGTTTCTAACCTTTCTACCAAAGCCAACTGCTAACTCAGCAGTATGGGCAGTCTGGATTATTTTTTTATTTGGGTACTTACCTAGAAACCATGCAGGAAGTAAGTACGAGGCGAATTCACTCTTGGTATGTCGTGGTGGCATATTGATAATTAAACGCTTTAAATCACCACTAGCGACTCTCTCAAAGGCTTCAGCCATTATCTCATGGTGTTTACCATGGATAAACGCTGACCACATTTCTGAAACGAACTCCATATAGCTGTCATGACATTTTTCTCTAGACTTAGCATTTTCAAGTTCATCTAATAAAGAAAGAAGTTCTTTCTTCTGGTCAACCGAAAGATTTTTTACTTTACTTAAAACATTTTTATTCATTCTTTTTTAGTGCTTTTCTCCATAGAACAAAGAAAAGTAATATTAAGGCTGGTTGAAGTATTACAAATATAACTATATTTGCTAGGGCATAACCCATACCTGTTACATCTCCAATTACTTGCAAAATATAAACACAGATATTAAAAAACCATCCTATAAATTCATTCATACATAAAGCTCCACATTAAGTATATACCTAATAACTATAAACCAAATAAAAAAACCTTAGTAAGTACCTATTGGTTGGCACTTATTAAGTTAATACTGGATATAGGGTATGTACTAGGTATAGAAACTACAAGATTTTAACATAATGCACCCCCTTCACATAAAAAGCAACCCCTAAATGGAAATAAATTGGGGTGGGGTCTAGGATTCCTACCCTATTTCCTACAAAACCAGGGGTCTGTGGTAAAAAAAGCTAGCATTTTGCTATAAAATAGGGGGGGTACTATGAAAATAGGTAATATAATGTGCATAACACTATGTATATATGATAGTCAGGTAACTGTCTGTATATATGGGGGTAGGGGGGTCGTTTCTAGGGTCTGATTTTCTATATAAAAAGGGGTGGTTCTGCTTTATTTATTCACTACTGTCTGATTCCTGTAACAGATTCATTATCTTAGCTTCTATCTCCTCTTGTATGTCCTCACTATGTCTACTCTCCTTCACTTCTATGGTGTCGCTAAAGAGTCCGCATGTCTTACCTAGTAGTTCCAATGACCTAACTCTCGTACTGTCGCTATCTGCTTCCTTAGACTCTCTCATAAGCTGTTCAAGAACATAACTCCTCGTTCGTATAGAAGAAGCAACTGTAGACTCCTCTTTACGCTCTAATCCCCTCCTAACAGCTAGGGCTATCTTAGGGTTCGCCATAAGCTTACTGCAATCAACATGAGCATGCTTAGGTATACCGCCTGTCTTGGTTCTAGCTACATCGTAGGTTTGCATATAGCAATCAATCTGACTGCCTAACTTACCCTTAACAATCTCTCTGACAAATGCCCTTTGCTTTATCGTTAAGTCCTCATCATTCCTGATTAATTTTAGCTTGGGTTTTTGTTTGTTTTTATCTGTCATTTTATTAATCCTGATGATCTAAATTACATGGCGTTATTACCTGTAAATATTATCTACTAGTCCATGCGATTTTGTAATGCTCTCATTCTGCTTGCTCATAAGATGTGTAATGATTTGTATTATGGTGTGCGTTTGCTATACTGGGTTCTTAATCAACAAGATATGGAGACTTTATAGAACAGACATAAACAACAGCCCTTGGCTCATTACTAGGTTAGACGATTGGTTTAGTGGTGAGAGTAGACTGGGGAGGAGGTCTCAAGAATTGCCTCTTTAACTCACAATATATGCGTACCTGATGACTAGCTGAATGAGAAGCTACGAGGCGTTAACGATAATTTGACCGCTCAGACTGTCCTCCAACAGTCCATGAATTAACATGCTGATGAGAATCCTAATTATGGGGTTCAAGAAACTGACTTAATCTATGGAGGATTAATATGAATATAGAATTTAGAAAAATAAGTGATTTGAAAGTAGGCGATTACTTCAAGTTAAATAGAAACTCAAAAGAGATATTTGAGCGTGGCGAATACGATAGAGAATTTAAAGGCTATCGTTGTGATTACACTAGCGATATCAGTAAAGACAAAATCTTAGACGGACAAAGATTAGTTAAAGTCGATATTGATGAGTACGAGATTGGAGATAAAGAAGCCAACGAAAAATGGTTAGATAACCATATGTGGCAATCACTATAAACCAACTGATGAGCCTATGAGATTTAGGCGAAACTGGGTAAGCAATTATCCAGTCTTGGTGGCTAGCATTTCTGCTAGCTTTTTACTAACTTGGAAATTAACTTTGGAGGTTATTATGAAACCAAGTCAAGCATTACTGATGATGAAATCAGTATTAAAAGGGTCTAATACTCCGTTCCTCTTAGGCGGAACTGGTATTGGAAAAAGTGCAATTGTAAGGTCTTATGTGGATAGCGTAAGCGAGGGTCGAGAGGTCGTAGTCGATGAGATTAATCCTACTGCAAAACAGTTTGGATTTATTGATTTTAGGCTATCACTTTACGAGTCTGTTGACCTTGGCGGTCTGCCTTACATAGATGATGAGAATCAACAAAAGAGAGCTTTCCTTGGGAATCTTCCTATTGGTGGTGAGGGTGTTTTATTCTTCGATGAATATGCTCAGGCTCACAATTCGATTCAAGCTATCTGTGGTCAATTGCTTTACGAGGGTAAGATTGGCGATTATGTCTTGCCTAAAGGGTGGAAAGTTATCTGTGCTGGTAATAGAGCAACGGATAGAGCGGGGTCTAACAAGCTTCCCTCTCATGTCGTTGGTCGTTGCACAATGATTAACTTTGAACATGACACGAATGATTGGTTAGCGTGGGCTACCAAGAATGATGTTCATCCTGATGTATTGGGTTATATAAGTTTTCAACCTGAATGGTTGAATGTCTTTGATAGCAAAGTGCAAACTCCTCAACCAAGTCCTAGAGCATGGACAAGGTTAAGCGATACCCTGAAAACTAATCCGCCTGAAGAAATCAAACAATTGATTTGCGAGGGTGATATTGGGGAGACTCCCGCAATAGAATTTATGTCATTTTTATCATTGAAAAATGATGTTCCTGACCTAGAGGATATTGTTGAAGGCAAGGATGTTGAAGTACCTGATAGCGGTGGTCTTATGTACGCTACTGT